AAGGGTGAATACGGCCAGGTTCATGCCGATAAAGCCCGCCGTTATCGTCAATAGCTTGAACGGGATCGGCGTAGCACCAGCAATTAGGATTACCTCAAAGTCGTACTCGCGAAGGTAACATGCTGCCTGGGGGAAGCTTTCTTCCAATCCAAGGAGGCCCAGGAGCCAAGCGCCGATGGACTCGTAGAGATAGAAGCCGATTGCATAGCCGAACAATCCGCCGAGCACAGAGGCAATGGTAGCGATGATCCCGAAGCGGATCGCTTTGCCAGGCTCTGCCAGACACATCAATCCGAGCAGTGGATGCGGCGGGATGGGGAAAAAGCTGGATTCTAGAAAACTGAAAAAGGCTAACCAGCCCTGCGCATGCGGATGCGCGGCCTTCTCCATGGTCCAATTATAAAGCGCGCGCAGCATTTGGCCAACCTTGTTGCAATGCAGCATGCGTAGGGGAGCGCCCGAGTGTGCGCAACAGATAGCGTAAACACCGGTTTGGTACATTTGAGTTGACATCGCAACGATATCTGGTTAGGTAAATCGAACATCGCGATAAGGTGATTCGCCGACAGGCTCACTCAACCGCTTCTCACCGAACTGGAGATATCTGTGACCGAGGCCGATCGTCCGCGGCGCCGACCCGTGCGCATCGAAGCATCGAACGATACCGAAGATTGCTTGAACGCTGCTGCTGAATGGAAGGAAGCTTTCCTTAGCAAGCTTGCCGAGACTTCCAACGTTACGACAGCGGCCGAAGCTGCGGGTGTGAACGCCGCACGAGCTTATCGCGCCCGCCGCGGCGATCCGCAGTTCGCCCGCGAGTGGCATTCGGCGCTCATGGAGGGCTACGAGCATTTAGAATTGGAGACGCTCCACCGCCTGCGCATGGGCACGGCAAAGGACGATCCCAAGTTCGACATCGCTAATGCTCTGCGCATTCTCGCGCTGCATCGGGAAACAATTGCCCGCGAGCGCTCGGGGACAGACCCGCGGGGCGAGGAAGAGGTGCTTGCCGCAATCGACGCGAAGCTGGAGAGGATCCGCGCACGTCAGGAGAATGCTACTCGCATCCTGGTGGATGAAGGCGTGAGCACGCCCCGGCTGCCGGGCGGTGATGAATAACCTCCGGTGGCTGGCTCAGCTAGACAATCGCCGCTTGCGTGCTGTTATGGAGGAGATGCAGGGTGCAGAGAAGGAAACCTTTCGCCATCACTGGCGCCTCTGGGGTCGTTCTGAGCAATTGCCGCCTCCAGGCGATTGGCACTGCTGGTTGATTTGTGCCGGACGCGGTTTTGGCAAGACCCGCGCCGGTGCAGAATGGGTTCGCGAAGTCGCGCGAGCCGATCCGTCAGCACGCATCGCTTTAATCGGCGCGTCGATTCCTGAAGCTCGGGCGATCATGGTGGAGGGGGAAAGCGGCGTCCTGAGCTGTACACCAGGACAATGGCGGCCGTATTTTGAGCCCTCGCTGCGGCGATTGCGGTGGCCCAATGGAGCGCAAGCGTTTCTCTACTCGGCGGGAGAACCAGAATCTCTACGCGGACCTCAGCATAGCCATGCCTGGTGCGATGAAATCGCCAAATGGGACAATTCTGCGGACCGGGCCATACGGGCGTGGGACAATCTGATGCTAGGCCTGCGGCTCAGCGACACGCCGCGCGTGGTCGCCACCACGACGCCCCGGGCAGTGCCCCTCATGCGCCGGCTCATAGACGAAGAAGCCTCTGGATCGGTCGTCGTCACACGGGGCAGCACCTATTCCAATGTGGCAAATCTGCCCGAGCGCTACATCGAGAGCATGCGCAAACAGTATGGCGGCAGTGCACTTGGTCGTCAGGAACTCGACGGTTACATGCTCACCGAGGTCGAAGGCGCCCTTTGGAGCCGCGCGATGCTTGAAAAAAACCGCGAGGCATTTTGCGGTGAATCGCTCACCCGCGTTGTGGTTGCCGTAGACCCCCCGGTCACAGCTACAGGCGATGAATGCGGCATTATCGTTGCAGGCGTTGCCGCTGACAATTTGGCCCGCGTTGTTTCCGACGCCTCTCTTGCTCGAGCCAGTCCCGAACGCTGGGCAAGAGCCGTCGCATCGGTCGCGCACGCATGGAAAGCGGACAGAGTCGTGGCGGAAGCCAACCAGGGCGGAAGTATGGTGGAGAGCGTTCTTCGTGCTGCCGATTGCCAGATGCCGATCCGTCTCGTTCACGCGAGCCGCGGCAAGGTGGCACGGGCCGAACCGATCGCGGCCCTCTACGAAGCGGGGCGCGTACGTCACGTAGGGCAATTTCCACGGCTGGAAGACCAATTATGCGGATTGATGGCCGGAGGAACTTACGAGGGGCCAGGCCGGAGCCCCGACAGAGCCGATGCTCTGGTTTGGGCACTGACCGAACTGATGTTGGGTCGACGAGGCGATCCACGCGTGTTGCAAGTTTAGGAACAAAAGGAATACGGGCATGTCCTTGATCGAGACGCTTCGCTCTGCTTTCAAGGGTACAGCCGGAGCGCGGGTGCCGCTTGCGCGCGGTTTCAGTTCGCCATGGTCATGGGCTCTGGACACAGGCGGATCACGACCGGCCTTCGATTACGATCGATCGGTTCGCAGCGCATTTCTAGACAATCCAGTGGCCCAACGAGCCGTCAGGATTGTCGCAGAAGGCGTAGGCGGACTGCCACTTAGAAATTTCGATCCAGACGCTCGGGCCTTGGTAACGGCCACCAGTGCTGGACAGTCGCTGCTCGAAACCCTCGCGGCACATCTGCTCCTACACGGCGATGGCTACGTGCAGATCATGCGGGATGCAGGCACCCGTCCTATCGAGCTGTTCGCCCTCAGGCCCGAACGTGTCTCTGTGGTGCCTGGGCCGGACGGTTGGCCAGCAGCCTACAAGTACAAGGTGGGCGACAAAGCGCTCATGATCCCATTGGAGGACGAGGACGGCTGGCCTGCGATCGTTCATCTGAAAGCTTTTCACCCGGTTGATGATCATTACGGCGCTGGGTGCCTTAGTGCTGCAGAGCAAGCCGTCGCAATCCACAATGCGGCCGCGAACTGGAACCGCGCGCTTTTGGAGAATGCGGCAAGACCCTCGGGAGCGTTGGTCTACGATGGTGGCGCTGACAGTCCTGGACTCACAATGGAACAGTTCGATCGGCTGAAGAACGAACTGCTTCAAGCATTCTCTGGCGGCGGCAATGCTGGCCGCCCCATGCTGCTGGAAGGCGGCCTCAAATGGCAATCGATGTCGATGACGCCGGCGGACATGGATTTCGCGGAACTGAAGGCAGCCGCCGCTCGCGACATCGCTCTCGCGTTCGGAGTTCCACCCATGCTGCTCGGCCTTCCGGGCGACAACACGTATGCGAACTACAGGGAGGCAAACAGGGCCCTTTGGAGGCTGACGCTGCTGCCGCTCGCGGGCAAGATATTGTCCGGCTTGGCGGAGGGGCTGCAGCCTTGGTTCCCCGGGTTGGAGCTGACGATCGACCTCGACCGAGTTCCGGCGCTCGCGGAGGACCGCGAGAAGGCCTGGGCGCAGGTCTCGGACGCGGACTTCCTCGACCCCGAGGAAAAGAGAGCCATGCTCGGCTTGCCGCCAAAGGGAGAGCTCAAGTGACCCGCGAGGATATGCTCGCGAAGCTCATTTCTCAAGCTCAGGAGGAAGGCGGCGAGTTGGTCACGCTGCGCGCCATCGTGGAAGAGTCGATTGAGTTGGGTGCCGACCGCATGCTTGGCCGGCTGGGGCTCAATGACGACTCAGCACAAAACGACATAGATGAATTGCGCGACCTCTTGGGGGCTTGGCGCACCGCCAAGGCAAGTGCCTGGAAAGCGATCGTCGAGTGGTTGGTGCGCGGCGTAATGGCAGTGTTGCTGATCGGCATTGCCGTGCGTCTCGGACTTCCCGGACTTCTGCGATGAGCGCGCCCGTTCTGCGGTTCGCCGGCTATGCAGCACTCTTCGGCGTCGCCGATCTGGCACGCGACATTCTCCTGCCGGGCGCTTTCACGCGGACGTTAGCCGAGCGGAACGATCCGCTGCCACTTTGTTGGCAGCACCGACCCGAACAGGTGATCGGCGTGGTCGAACTCGCGCAGGAGGATCAGCGCGGACTACGGATCATTGCCCGGATCGACAATCCGAGCAGTCGAGGAGCCGCTGCTCTGCGCGACAAGTCCGTAACCGGACTGAGCTTCGGCTATCGAGCGCGCCTGTATCGATTTTCTCGTGAAGGCCGGCTGCTTGAGGAGCTCGACTTGTTTGAAGTGAGCCTTGTCACCCATCCACTTCAGCACGGGGCAAGAGTCCACCTAGTGCAGTGATGTCACTTCAACAGAAAACTTCCACGAGCCACTCTCAAGCGGTTTCGCGGCGCCTCCCCTAAAGATCATGCAGAAAGGTAAGCTCTCAAATGGAAATTCAGAACCAGAACGAAGCGATGTCGGCAAGCTTCGACCTGATAAGCCGGCAAGAGGAAGCCGAACACGCCATAGAGGCGCTTCGCTCCGACATTTGTGAGGTCAAGGGCCGTCTCGACCGGGTCAGCCGCGCGGCAGCACGCCCTGTTCTTTCTGGTGGCACCTCGAGCAGTATCGAAGTGAAAGGCTTCGTTAATGGATACTTACGCCGCGGTTCGGAGACACAGATTAAGTCGATCGCAGGGGCAGTGGCCAAGGAAAGCGGTTACGCAGTTCCCCGGGAAATCGACGCAATGATCGCTAGCCACGTAAAGGAGTACAGCCCAATCCGGCAACTGGCCCAAGTCGTTCAAGTCGGGACTACAGGTTATCGCAAGTTGGTGGCGGTGGGCGGGACGGCCTCGGGATGGGTGGGCGAAACCTTGGGACGTCCCGAGACGAATTCGCCCGAATTCGCCGAGGTTGCTCCCCCAACCGGCGAACTGTACGCGAATCCGGCGGCGAGCCAAGCCATGCTCGACGATGCTGCCTTCGACCTGGAGACTTGGCTTGCTACCGAAATCGCGATGGAATTCGCCCGAGCTGAGGGTGCTGCTTTTGTAAACGGCACGGGCATTGACCAACCGCTCGGCTTTCTTTCCTCGCCCACCTCTCTGTCCAACGATGCCGCTCGACCCTTCGGCACACTACAGTACACCGCCTCTGGTGAAACGAGCGGCCTTGGTGCCGCTCCTGAGATCCAGCTGATCGACCTAGTCCACTCGGTCAAATCCGGGCTTCGGCAAGGCGCCACATGGGTGATGAATGCTGGAACCCTGGCCGAAGTGCGCAAGCTCAGAACTTCGGACGGTGCCTTCCTCTGGCAGCCGAGCCTTGTCGAAAGCCAGCCTGACCGGCTGCTTGGCTATCCGGTGGTGGAGGCCGAAGACATGCCAAACATTGCTTCTGGCAACACCCCGATCGCCTTCGGCAATTTTCGAGCCGGATACTTGATTGCCGAACGCAGTGCCACGCAGATCCTCCGCGATCCGTTTACGAATAAGCCTTTCGTCCACTTCTATGCGACCAAGCGCGTGGGCGGTCAGGTCCTCGATAGCGAAGCCATTAAGCTATTTCGCATCGAGGCCTAAATCGGACTAGCTGTCTCCCATTAGGCGCGAGCTCCCAAGCTTCTCCTGAGCGCGCCTGCGTCAAGTACATCCCTTGTCGGGCGCAGGCACGCACTTCCAACATCTTTGAACATGGAGACCGCCATGAAGCGGGCAATCGTCGTTCCGGCGATACTGGCCGGCGCGGCCCTTGACGAGCTCAAGGGCTGGCTGGCCGTCACCACCACGAGCGACGATCTGGCGCTCACGGGCCTGCTTCATTCGGCGCTTGAGCTATGCGAAGCCTTCACCGGGCAAATGCCGCTCGAATCCCTGTGCGAAGAAATCCTGTCACCAAGGAACGACTGGCAACATCTCGTTACCAGGCCCGTCATGGCCGTAAATGGCTTGGATGCGCTGGCGCCTGACAGCACGCGCACACCAATATTTCCCACTGATTACGCCTATGAGCTAGAGGCCGACGGAACCGGACTAGTCCGGATCCTTAGGCGAGGAGCTAGCCGTCGCTTTGTAGTCCGCTTCACTGCAGGACTCGCGTCCGATTGGGCGCACCTTCCAGACGGACTACGGCAAGGCGTGCTCCGCCTTGCTGCTTATTATTACGGCCAGCGCGACCTCAACGAGGTGCGATCTGCACCTCCCGCCGCAGTTGCAGCGCTGTGGCAACCTTGGCGAAGGATGCGGCTGATATGATTGAAGTTGAGACAACCGGAATGGCAGTCCTTGCACGCCACCTCTCCGCACGGGCTGCGCGGCTGGCCAGCACCGCTGCGGAAAACCGCTTGCGTGCCCGTCGAAACGATCCTGTCCGCTGGCGGCGCCCAAATCTACTCTGGCCGCTATTCTAAAGAGGTGTGCAGAATGGAAACGCTATTGCGCGCAGCTCTCATCAATTGGCTGCGTTATGAACCGACGTTGACCAGTCGGCTCAACGCGATTGAAGAAGAGGCGCCCGTTCGGACCAGCACTCCTTGGTTGGGTATCGCAGCCAGTGCGAGCGTCGATTGGGGCACTAAGGAACGTAGGGGGCGCGAAGTTCGCCTAGCGATCGAACTTCACTTGCGGGGCGACAATCCGGCGACAGGTGCGGAAACGGTCGCATTGGTCGAGCAGCGCATCGAGGCGCTTCCAACAGTTCAGCAAGGTTTCGAGGTTGTGAGCACGCGGTTCCTCCGTGCGCGCGCAGAGCAGCGCGCAGCTAACGTCCGAGCCGTGCTCCTAGAGTACCGCTTCCGTCTTCTCGATGTTTGATGAAATCACCGGAGTTTGCCGACATGACAGCCCAAAAAGGCTCCGCTTTTCTTCTCAAAATAAGCGACGGTGCCAGTACACCGTCCTACCAGACCGTAGCCGGGCTGCGTACGACGCAGATGTCAATCAACGGCGACACCGTCGTGGTCACGCATAAGGGATCAGGTGGGTGGCGTGAGCTGCTTTCGGGCGCAGGATCGCGTTCAGTGTCTGTCAGTGCCGCCGGCATCTTTCTAGGCAGCGTAGCCGAAGCGTCGGTCAGGTCACATGCCCTTGCCGGTACGATCGACGAATACGAATTATCGTTCGAGGGCGGCGAAAAGCTGCGCGGACGTTTTCTGGTGCAGCGACTAGACTATTCGGGCGATTTCAACGGCGAGCGCAACTACACGCTGCAGCTCGAGAGCTCGGGTGCGGTGTTGCCAGCATGAGCGCGGAGGCCAGCGCCAACGGCGCTCGAGGAGAGGCCACCATCGACATCGGCGGTCGCCCTCGCTTGCTGCGCCCAACTTTTACCGCCCTCGTTGCTGCCGAGGGCGAGCTGGGCCCGCTTTATGCGCTTGTCGAACGAGCCGGAGAGGGAAACCTCCGACTTGGTGAAGTCGCCTTACTGTTCTGGCACTGCCTCGCAGAACGCTCGGATACCTCTCGTGAGCAGGTGGGCGATGCAGTTCTTGCGATGGGACTTGCCGCGAGCGCTGCGCCGCTGAGAACCTTGCTCTATCAAATTCTTCAGGGGCGCGCGTGAACGACACGTTTGCGAGTTGTGCTGGCAAACTGGCGGGAGCGACCTGCCGATCGCTCGGATGGCGTCCAAGTGAATTCTGGAATTCCACGCCAGCCGAAGTCGCTTCCATCTTTAAAGACGGAAGCGAGACAGGCGACAACCCATTGAGCCGTAAGGAACTCAAAGCGCTATTGGAGTGGGATCGCCATGGATGATGATCTCGATACATTGCTGGTGGAAGTGCGTGCGAGCACTAGCGGCTTCAAAGCTGATATAGAGACGATGCGCACCGTCTTCGACAGTACGCTCGTCGATGGGTTCTCGAAGGCTGGTAATGTTCTCGAGCGCGGACTGCTCTCGGCCATAAAAAGCGGCAATCTTGGGTTCGACGATTTGAAGCGAACCGCGCTGCAGACGCTGAACGAGATTGCGTCAACCGCCCTGCAATCGGGCCTATCAGGTCTACTCGGTGAAAGCGGCGGTCAGAAATCCTCTGGCGGAGGTCTGGTGCCGCTCGTCAGTGGTGCGGTGGGTGCACTCCTTGGACTACCAGGTCGCGCGACCGGCGGACCTGTTTCCCCCGGACGGGCGTACATGGTGGGCGAACGCGGCCCTGAACTCTTCATCCCTACAGCAGCAGGCCGCGTAGATGCGGGTCAGCCGTCGCGAACCCGCGACATACGCGTGTCGATTAATCTACCGGCGCCTCGAGGCGCTGACACACCTGTAGCGCTGCGCCGCTCGTCACGTCAGGTCGCGAGCGCGGTGGGGCGCGCCTTGCGAACGTTCTGAAAAAGGAAGACGTATGCCGTACTGGCTCGCTAGGGAACGCGGAGGGCAGGCATTCGACCACATCCAGCGTTTCGATCCGCGATTTTGGACAGTCGACTTTCCCCGTCCGATGTTGGCATCGGTGGTAACAACCAGCGCAGATGCCCTGCGAGTGGATCTCGAGTACCATCATGCCGACGCGCTGGCAGGCCTGGTTTGGGATAGTGTCGATCGGCTCGATCACCCGCTGCTGGCGTACCGGACCGATCGCGACTACTCGCGAACCATACTATGTTTCCGCTGGCGCTCGAGCGGGCTTATGCCGCTGGACCAGGTGCATGGCCCGACCCTTACCATTGAGGGCCGTGATGCTTCCGGAGCAGCGCGTTCTTGGTACGTACGGCTCTGGAATTACGCGAACGGCACCTCGGAGGACGCACTTGTAAAACTCCGCTTCTCTTACCTGTTTGGCGGCTGGGATATCAGTGCGAGTGCAGACCCAGTCTATCCAGCAGCTATCGACCGGATGTTTGTTTCGCTGGTGCCACAGGGCTACTCACCCGACGTCCATGAACTGCTCCCAAGCAGGTTGGACGCCTGGGTCGAGATCTCCGATATCGTCTGCGACGGAGAACGCGCACTTATCGAGATCGGCGACGTTCTCGTCCCTCCCCACCAGTTGCACATGGCAACCGCTTATGACGACAACTACAATCAAACGCCGGAGCGGATCGTGCGTAGCATGCGTGGTCTCGGCTACCGTGGGGACTTCCTCCACTATCTGGGTATGAGCCACTATTTTCGGCTGGTCTCTGACGATTCGGGAGCAATGCTGGTGGACCCGACCGGGGAGCTTGCCGGCCCATGTAGAGCTTGGCACGCGAGTTTTTTGCAACAGTGCGTTAAGTCGGGCTATCGGGCGATCCTTTCGCTGTCCTACGAACTGTTTGACGAGCACTGCCCGGAAAGCTGGAAACAGCGGTTTTTCGACGGCACCCCAGCACTTACCGGCTGGGATCCCCCTTCTACGCTGCTCTCTCCTGCGAACGCTGTAGCCGTCGAATACCTCCGCATCGTTGCAGAGCGGTTCGTGCGAATGGTGATCGCCACAAACATGAGCATCGCATTCCAAGTCGGCGAACCTTGGTGGTGGCAAGCGCCCGATAAGCGCATTTGTCTCTATGATGATGCGGCAAGAGCGCTTTTCAGGAAACATGGCGCAGAGCCCCCAGAGGTTGCCGCACTCACCGCGCCCCTGTCAGATGAGCAGAAGGCTCTTCTTGATTGGGCCGGACACGTGCTTGGGGATTCAGTTCTCTCGATCCGCGACAGGGTGAGGTCAGTTGGGGGTGATGATGCCGAGGTATTTATCCTTTTGTTCACCCCGACCATCCTCAACGCAGGAACGCCAGAAGCCTATCGCGCTAACTTGCCACAAGAATGGGCATGGCCGCAGTTCGACCGGTTGCAACTGGAAGACTACGATTGGCTAACAGAGGGTGCCGAAGCCTGGCGGCGCGAAGCATATGCCATCATGCAGGGTCGGTTGAAATACCCTCTCGAGCACCAGGACTATTTGGCTGGCTTCGTGTTGCAGGCCGAGCACGCGGTTCCATACTGGAAGCGCATCGACGCCGGCATTGAGGAAGCCTTTGCGCGCGGAGTTAATCGTTGTTTCGTCTGGGCGCTCCCACAGGTCGCGCGCGATGGATACACCCGCCTTTTCGCACCGGGAGATGCCGAAACCATGCAAGCGTTCGATGACATCCCTTACCCGCTTGCCCTCGGACGCGACGCGGCCGTAAGCCCCGAGTTCTCCACATCCATTACTGTGACTGCATCAGGGCACGAGCGACGCAACAGCCAATGGGCCGATGCGAAACTGCGTTATGATGTTGGTCCGGGTATTCGGTCAGAGGAAGAACTAGGCGTCCTGATTAGCTTCTTTAGAGCTCGACGAGGTGCGGCGAGAGCTTTTCGGCTCACGGATCCCTTCGACTTCAGCTCTAACGGAATGACCGGGGCGCCGACTGCGGCGGATCAAGCGCTCGGCATTGGCGATGGCCTGACCGCAACCTTCAAGCTGGCAAAGCGCTATGGCAACGGCGCAGAACCGCAGGTCCGCCCTATTTCGCACCCGCGTGTTGATAGCGTTCGCGTGGGGATCGATGGATCGGAAACCCGGGCGTTTGATGTCCAGAAGGGCGGCCAGATCGTGTTCCATGAGGCTCCTGCGGCGGGAACACAGATCAGCGCAGGGTTCCTGTTCGATGTTCCGGTCCGCTTCGCCGAAGATCGCTTGGATATCACTGGGGCTGCATTTGCGGCAGGTGAAGCGCCGTCTGTGCCGCTTATCGAAGTCCGGGAAGCCGTATGAGCCGCGTTTTCTTCCGCAGCGAACTTGAGACGGTGGCGTTTTACTGGCGCATAGACCGCACCGACGGCGTTTCGCTTGGCTTCACCAGCCACGATCGCGATCTTGAGTTCGATGGGCTGCGCTTCAGGGCCGCACCTGGAATGCTGCCGTCAGCCATTCGCCGGACCGCCACACTCGAGCCCGACAACGCGGAAGTGCATGGTGCTCTAAGCCATGATGCGGTGCGGTCCGACGATCTTGCAGCCGGGCGCTTCGATGGAGCGAGAGTGCAGATTGGTATAGTAGACTGGGAATCGCTCGATCGATCCAGTCTCTATCACGGTGACCTCGGTTCGGTTTCCTTTGAAGGCAGCTATTTCGAAGCCGAACTGCTGTCCGTGAAGGCCGAACTTGAACGCGATACCGTCCCGCGTACCAGTCCAACTTGCCGCGCACGCTTCTGCGGCCCTGGGTGTAATCTCAGCTCTAACAAATTCACGCATGAAGCGAGCGTTGCCCATATCGATTCCTCGACCGGGAAGGTCATATTCACCGGATCATACTCGACCGAAAACATGCGCGACGGTTTCGTTCTCTGGATTGATGGTCCACATATCGGCAAGGAAATGGACGTCCTCGAAGCAGCGGATGACGTGCTGCTGCTAGGCGAGGAAATATCGCCACAGGTGAAGGAGGGCATGCGAGCTTTTCTGCGCGAAGGCTGCGATCACACATTAACGACCTGCGAGCGGCGCTTTGCGAACTCGGTAAACTTTCAGGGCGAGCCTTTCCTCCCGGGCAATGACGCGCTTATCCGCTACCCTACGAGTTCCACTTGAACCTCGTTGGCAGCCAGATTGCAGAAGCGGCAGAGAAGCTCGTCGGCTGCCCCTTCCGATTGTACGGACGTCATCCCGCGGCAGGTTTGGACTGTGTGGGTGTAGTGCTTCTTGCGCTGCGCCGAACCGGGCAGGGCGCGCACGACCTTCAAGGCTACGGCTTGCGTAACCTTGCGATCGATCGACATATCGCGTTTGCGGCTCAATTGGGACTACTCGATGCCCGAGGTGCGACGGAGCCGGGCGACGTCCTCCTTTTCCGGCTGTCAGCCGCGCAGTTCCATCTCGGCGTCGTGAACGCTCGAGGTGGTCTGATTCATGCGCATGCTGGCCTCCGGCGAGTTGTTACAACTTCGCAGCATGCGAGCTGGCCAATAGAGCGGCACTGGCGGCTGGCGCACGACTAGGACATATCCGAATGGCAACATTGGTTCTCTCCGCCGTGGGCACTGCCCTGGGCGGTCCGCTTGGTGGTGCGCTTGGAGCATTGGTCGGAAACCAGCTTGACCGAACCATTGCGGGCGCTCCCAGACGCGAAGGCCCAAGGCTCAAGGAGCTTGCGGTCACGACGTCGAGCTACGGAACTCCGATGGCACGCCACTACGGAACCGTTAGGGCTCCTGGATCCGTGATCTGGGCGACTAATCTCATGGAGACGCAGGAAGAGTCCGGCGGCGGAAAGACCAGTCCGGCGATAAATACCTACTCATATTCCGCGTCTTTTGCGGTCGCGTTAGCCAGCCGACCCATTAAGCGACTGGGACGCATCTGGGCGGATGGCAACCTCCTGCGCGGTGCTGGAGGCGATCTGAAGGTAGGAGGCGCGCTTCGCATTTATGATGGGCACGGCGATCAGGACCGTGACCCCCTTATCGCATCGGACCGTGGGACCGCCTGCCCTGCCTTTCGCAATGTGGCCTATTGCGTATTCGAGGAATTGCAGCTGGCCGATTTCGGAAATCGAGTTCCCAGTCTTACGTTCGAGATTATCGCAGACGATGGTGCGGTATCACTGACCGAGATGACCGCTTGGCTCAACCGCCCGGTCACCTCGTCCAGGGCGCTGCCCGACTTAACCGGCTTTACAGATGAGGGCGGCCCCCTGGCTGCTACTCTGGGTCTGATAGACCAAGTCTATCCGATGATCTGTGACGGCAGCCAAGCGATCATCAGCATCGCGGCGTTGGAGGTTCTGCCAGAAGAAGCACCTCTTCTTCCTGAGCCCGCAATGGACATGGAAGGAGACGGCTTTGGCGCGCAATCAGGCCGGCTCAGCCGCCGGCGTAACGACGATCGCGATATCCCTGACGGGCTGCGCTACTACGACATTGAACGCGACTATCAGGCTGGCCTACAGCGCGCTGAGGGCCGGGCGCAGCCAGGTCGCACGCGCGTGATCGAGTTTCCTGGCGTCTTGCACGCTTCAAAGGCGCGCCAGCTGTGCAACTCGGTCGTCCAGCGTGCGAGCCGCTCGGGCGAGCAACTCATGTGGCGCATTGCCGAGATTAATCCGGCATTCGCACCGGGACAGATCGTGTCGGTGCCTGGCCATTCCGGCGTTTGGCGGATTGAGGGCTGGGAATGGCGGATAGGCGGCGTTGAGCTGGACCTGCTCCGGCTTCCTCCTTACGCAGCGAAAGCTACGAACACCGATGCGGGGACTGTCCTGTCTCCGAAGGACGTGCCTGCGAGCCCAACAATTCTGCTCGCATACGAGTTGCCGTGGGATGGAATGGGATCGGATGCCGAGCGCCGCGTCTATGCGGCTGCTTCATCATCTTCGGACGGCTGGACGGGAGCTGCCCTCTACGCGGAAGCCGCTGGCACTCTCGCTTACCTCCAACCATCTGGAAGCCGCAGAAGCGTGTTGGGAGTGCTAAAGGAGCCACTCGGGGCATCCTCATCGACCCTGTTCGACCGGAACGCGCAGGTGATCGCGCATCTTGCCTCCGAGCAATTCGCTTTGACGGCGACCACGATGCAGGGACTAGCCGAAGGGCGGAACCGGGTTCTCATCGGGGGAGAGGTGCTGCAATTTGCCAGTACCAAGACACTCGGATCCGGGCTGTGGCAATTGTCCGGGCTTCTACGAGGACGCGGAGGCACTGAAGCTGCAGCACTCGAGGGGCACGAAGCTGGAGCAGCATTCGTGTTGCTCGACGACCGGCCGGTGATCCTCGATCAATCCAATGCGGCCTTTGCGACAACGCATAGCCTTGCCGCGATCGGCCTCGCCGACAGCACACCCGTACTCGCCCCTATCGTCAATTCGGATGTCGGTCGCCGGCCGCTTACTCCTGTCCATCCGCGCGCAATAGAGATCTCTGGTGGCGGTTGGCGCCTGACATGGACGAGGCGTGCGCGGGGGGCCTGGAAGTGGCCCGTTCTGGGCGATGTTCCTCTGGTCGAGCAGGCGGAAAACTACCTTGTGGGAGTGGGGGACAGCGAAGCCCCAGCCCTGCGTTGGGAGATATCCGAACCACAGCTTGAATTGTCACCGGCCATCATTTCTTCACTCAGGGGCAATCATGCGGGCGAGCGGTTGTGGGTACGGCAGGTGGGCACTTTCGGTATGTCGGACCCTGCTCTCCTCCGGATCATCAATTGAAAATGACAGCAGAGGAAATCTGATGAGCGATCCAGTCACTTTCGATGCCACGAGCCCTCGCCTCGGCCTGCCCATGCTCTTCCCAGGCCAGGCGCAGAAGGAATTCTACATCAATGAAGCACATGCACTCATTGATGCTCTTCTACATCCTGTCGTAGAGGGGACCTTGAGCACGCCGCCTGCTCAGCCATCGCCGGGGGCCTGCTGGATCATCGGCTCCGATCCGACCGCCGAGTGGTTTGGTCACGAAGGCAAGATCGCCTGCCACCAAGCAGGATCATGGCTCTTCGCTAATCCGTGCGACGGGATGCGCATCTTCGATCGATCGGCTGGAGCGGAGAAACGGTTTAACAAGGGCTGGCAGTCGGCGGCCGCGATAAACCCTCCCGCCGGTGGCGCAACAGTCGATAGCGAAGCGCGAGCAGCAATCGGCGAATTGATCCAAGCCCTCGCCTCCTTCGGGTTGATCCCGCGAACATCATAGGCCAGGGCCGCTGAAATTCTCGCGAGCTTAGGAATGATCAGCAACCAGTTCGCCAAGACCCTATGGCTCGGGATCGCCTTCGCTACGTTGCTCGCCTCCTGCCGAACGCTCGATGAGAGCGCTTCGGCAAGGATGGCGACGGCGAATATCAACCGCTCAGATGGCACCCGAGCGGGATCGGCATCGGTGTACCGGAACGGTGATGAAATCACATTGTCAGTTGCCCTGTGGAGCTTCGATCCGGGAGCGCTTGAACTGCGGCTTGAGGAAGCAGGGGCGTGCCAAGAAGGTGTGCCAAGCTCGCGATCGCACGCGAATGGACCGCTGACGATCGGACGGAACGGCAGCGGGATCTTAAACGTGATTCCAGAACTCCCGCCAGTTCCGATCGGTACCATGCGAAGCGGAACTGCGAGCGCCGCCTTCTCAGCCGTCGCGGACGTTGTCTTAAGCCGCCTGTTCGGCCCGCAGAGTACTGCAATCATGGTCTATGATCAGGCTCGTGACCGACCTGATCACAAGTCCCTACCAGCGGCTTGTGGTATTTTCAAACAAGGCTGATTGCCTATCAGTGCGAAGCCATTGTCGAGCCTAGGACCAGCTCAAGAGGATTAGGGACGCGCGGCGTAGGCGGTAGAGTCCGACAATCCTGCCTCGGCGAAGCCCTTTTGCCGAAGGCGACAGCTATCGCACAATCCGCAGGCAAGCCCATCAGGCGTTGGATCGTAGCAGGACCAGCTCATTCCTGGATCAAGGTTCAACCGCGCGCATTCCTGCGCGATGCGCGCCTTGCTCCAATGCTGCAGCGGCGTTTGTACCGTAAATATATGGCCTAACGCTCCATCGCGGGTGGCTAGGCTTGCTGTCTCTTCGAAACTGCGGATAAACTCAGGCCGGCAATCGGGGTATCCGGAATAATCGAGCGCATTCACGCCGATGAAGATGTCATGAGCGCCGATCGCCTCCGCCCATGCTAGGGTCAGCGATAAGAATACGAGGTTGCGCGCCGGAACATAGGTGACCGGTATGCCGGGCTCGAGGCCATCTTTTGGAACTTCGATCGCGCTCGTCAGGGCTGATCCACCAAAGATGCTTAGGTCGAGGGGTAGTATGACGTGCCGCTGCGCCCCGAGATGGTGTGCGATACGGCTGGCGGCGTCGATCTCCCGTCGATGGCGCTGGTTGTAATCTATCGTCAGCGCATTTACCGCAAAGCCTTGGTCACGCGCCAAGGCAGCAGCGACCATCGAGTCCAGCCCGCCGGAAAGCAGTACGATTGCTTGGGATTTGTCAGTCAT